TTGACGATCCTGTACCTGTTGTTGCTACGGTATTAATCGTATCTATGATTTCTCTATCAATTTCAGCTGTAATTTCATACGCCAAAATATCAAGCATTTCTTCCTCAAGGTCAAGACCATGCATTGCTTTAAGATCCTGCGCTACTTCAACTGACCATCTACTTCTCAACTTTCTGGTAGCCGCTTCAACCTGTGCTTTCTCTACGGTCATATTAACTTCTTTGATCGCTGTACCTGACCCAATACCAAGTCCTACATCTGGTGAGGTATCTGAACCAAGTCCTTCACCGGCTGAGGTTGCATAGCTTCCAGAGTATGACGTATCAATGTGATTGTAACCAAGTTCCTGATTTGATACACCATCATATGTACCACTTGCTTTATACCTAAGGGCAAATGCTAGCCCAACGGGTCCCGTAAGTGGCTGAACACCAACAACATCGTGGGCGATAAGCTCAGGGAATGTTCTCCTAACCATAGGAATAGCTAACTGCTGAAAATATCCAGAGTCACTATATCCTGTACCTCTAAGGGATGCCTGTGTAGCTACTGCTTCCTGTAGGTAGTTGTTCTGATTCTCTAACATCAGTGCTGTTGATTTCTGCACCTTTGTACGAGTAATTTTATTACCTTCTGACAAAATTTCGGTCCATTTTGTCACAAGTTCTGCCAAATTATTTTTCATTGTTAATTTTCCTCCTATTAATTCCTATTATTTCTTTAAATCTTGTTCTCTGTAAGGATTTGTTTCCATCGTTTCATTGAATCAGCGAATGGATCAACCCCTTCCTTTACATCTTCCTTATCTTTCTTGTCGTCCTTGTCATCATCATCTTTAGGCTCTGCTTTACCCTTGCCTTCCGCTTCCTTTATTTTCATCGTAGCGCCGCATTTAGGGCATTCATATTCACCTTTTTTATCCTTGCTTACTTCCTCTCCACACTCAGGACATACATAATCAAACTTTTCTTCTTTTTCCTCTTCCTGCTCACCAAGAATACTTTCAAGAACGATATCATATTTCTTATCAATTTCTGACTTGTTTGTGATATCACCTAAAATACCAAGTACCTTAGTCTTGTCCGATTCTTTAAGACCATCACATTTCTGTCTCAAATAGAGATTAGCCGCCATTGCTTTAGCGTCTTCCTCCAACGTCATATTGCTACTTGTAAGACTGTTTACATTCTCTCTCAAGCTTGTAATCTCATCTTTAGCCTCGCCAAGTAAGTCCTTTATTTCGTTATCAAGAACGTTTTCATCAAGCGCTAACTTAACCTTGAACTGCTCAATCAACTCATCGTAAAGTTCTCCTTTTCTTGCATATTCCATTACTCTTTCAGGAATTAAAAGTTCCTCATCGATAACTGAATCAACAAAGTTTGAAAATTTGGATGTAATGTCTTTCTTGTAATCCTCAAATTTTCCTTCATATTCAACAGTGAGTTTATCTCCTTCCTCTTTAAGTATGGAATCCGCACGTTCGCGTGATTTAACATCAACAATGTTTTCAATCTTTTCTTTGATTTCAACTTGCTGTGCCTCATCAAGTTTTTCAATCCCTAAAATTTTTAAAATTTCCTCGAACATAGCTTTATCCTCCTATTATATATTACTTATATTTATAACTTTTTACCAATATCATCAAGAACTTGCCAAATCCGTTTGGTGTATTGCTTTTTGGCCACTTCTAACTCCATTTGTTTATCAATATCTGGTACTTCAAAGGATGTTCCTTCATAAACACCCTTGACCCAAGACGGATGATTGCTAGGATCAGTAACTAAATCCCATGTAATAAGATTAAAATCTTCATTTACACTGTTATCCTTCTCTGATACAGTACCAAGACCACGGCTAGATATTCCCAATGCTCCATTCTCTATAAGAGTTCGTGCTATGTTTCCCATAGGAGTTGGTAGTACTTTTGCTTTACCAATGACGTTATTTTTGTCCCAACTAAGACCCTCAACCAATATAGCTATTTTGTCTGGATTAATATCAGGCGTTGCTGGATGACCGAGTTCTCCCCATAGACTTTTATTATTAACCTTTTCGTTAACCTTTTTAATCTCACGTTCAAGTAAACCTTTTGGATACTTTCTGCCATTAATATTCATTAGCTCTGCTGAACTAAAGATACCTACAATAGATAAACCATCATCACTTTTATCTATTTTAATATTGTGTGATACTTCTGTAATTAGTTTACGTTTAGTATTCATATTCTGTACCTCGTTTTATTAGTCATCATCCGGTACAATCGGATTGATATCGTTCTTTAATTCAAGTTTATCCTTTAAAAACGCATCCCTTGTTTTGATAAATTCATCCTTAATTGTTTCTTTTGATGTTACGAAATCATCTTCCTCAAATGCATTTATCGCTGTCTCAATTTTTTCACTATCCATTATCACTACCTCCACATTACATAGTTATTACTTGTATTTATAAAAAGTAAAAGGGTAATAGAAACATACCTATTACCCTTTGCCATGCTGTATAATATTGTATTTAGATGTTAATAACCGTCTTCCTCACTCTTTGGAAACATTTCCTTATCTTTCTTGAATCCATCGGCATTTTGTTTTATTTCATCATCTGTTAACTGGAGATATTTACTCATTAAAAATGTTTTGGAGAAGGTTTCATCACCTGACAAGTTATTATAATTGCTAAACTTTTGCTCCAAGAAAGCCTGTTCCATCTGATCCTTATAATGTGATGGTGGGTTCATAAATATCTTAATCTTATTACGGTTTAATTCATACTGCTTCTTAATCGTCTTAAATTCAAGATGTAATAGAAATAACTCCTCAAATTCATTACACAATCTGGCCTGCTGTCTTTCAAGGAAGATTGCCCATTTCATCTCATCACGTGCAATTTCGCCTGCTTTACTGCCACCAAAAATATTATCACTTTGTTGGTTTTCCTGTGCGGCATTTATACGTGATAGAGGATACTTCAAGGCCCGATAAAGCTTTTTTGCGAAATAATAGATATCATCCAGTTCCGTGAATCCTTTAGAATCGCCACCAACGGTTGTTATGTCTGAACCTCTACCATCACCACTATTCTTTACAAAAACACCTGTGGATAAACAGAAATTATGAGAATCGTTACCAATATCCTCTATGGTTAAACACCCAGTATCTTCCTTTTCCTCAAGATATTCAATTTTCGTTACTCTCATAAATAAACACCTTCCTACTCATTAGACCTGTAAAAATGTTTTTAATATGTTTATACAGTCTGTTTTATTATTTATCCAATTATATTCATCTATAACAAGTAAATTAATACCTTTATTTTTACATTGTTCTATTTTTTGATTATCCTTGTTTTTACTATAATCACTAGAATGCCAAAATGTACCATTAAATTCAACTGCTTTCATTATATCAGGAATCCATACATCAAGTTCGAGATTTCTACCTGTATTATTATTTATTATTTGTGTTCTATCATTTTCTATAACATTATAATTAATTAATGATTTCACAATATTAGTTACATCTTTTTCCATACGTGACGACTGACATCTACTATAACATACTGGACATCGCTGACCTTGTTGAAAAGAATTATATGATACATTATAAATATGACCTTTTGGACATTGAACTTTAATTTTATGTTTACAGTCTGTGTATGTTTTACTTAATAATTTATATTCCTCTTTTTCGATCTGCTCCTTTATATAATCATAATCAAATGATTTTTGTTTTTCATAACATATTAAACATCGCTGGCCTTGTTGAAAATTATTAAATTTCACGTAATAAACATGTCCTTCAGGACACTGTATTTTTAGTTTTGAGAATGCATTTTTATATATTGGACTAAGTAATTTATATCCCTCATTTTCAATTTGATTTTTAATGTATTCATATGTATGTTTTTTCTTTCCTGAACATATCAAACATCTATTACCAGCTAAAAACACATCCCACCTAACATACCATATATGACCCTTTGGACATTGTACTTTTAATTTGGTTTTATTGTTTTTGTACTCATTACTTAATAATTTATATCCCTCATTTTCAATTTGATTTTTAATGTATTCATATGTATGTTGTTGTTTACCAGCACACACTGGACATCTTTGCCCTGTTAAAAAATTACCTGTAGCCGCCTCGTATATATGTCCTTTATTACACTGTATTTTAATTTTTTCTTTAATGTTAATATATACCGAACTTAATAATTTATATCCTTCGTTTTCTATTTGTGTTTTAATATATTCGTATGTATGTTTTTTAGACATTTTCCACCAAATCCATTTCAGTTGTTATATTCTGAGCTTCAACTTCTATAATCTCGGTTCTTGTTTCATCCTTCCACACACAAAATTTATGATCAGGTGTACAATCTATATATTCATCATTGTCAAGTGTTACACGCATCAATTCGGCATTTTTACGTGTAATACCCGCCCATTTTACTTTACCATGAATTATTTTTCCCGATTTTTGATTGACTGAATATACATCATGTTTAATACCATTTTTATGTTCTTTAATCAGATCATCAAGTAATATTTTCCTACCATCTAGTAAATCAATGTAAGTATTTGATATTCTTAAACACTGGGGAATATAATAATTTTCGAGCAATGAATTCTTTATAAAGACCAACGATTTGCCGTTTTGACTTACAGCAAAATTGTGATTATTTTCAACTTCAATACATCCAGCATCATCTCTTTTATTAAGATATTCTATTTTTGTTACTTTATGATTTAGTGCATAATTTTTTCTAAAAGTTGGATAATCATTAAATCCGAGATATTTTATTATTCTTAGTAAATATAATTTATTTAAATGATCATATTGAATCATACTAAAGCTTTGGTTTTTATTAATTTCCTTTAAATGCAACATAAATTCAATATTATTTGATAGTCTTTTCAGTAGGAAATCTCTTGTAGGTCTATCATGTATAATAAACGTTTCACACATTATATCAATTAATATATTATCAAATAACAATATTTTTAATTTACTTTGTTTTTTTCTATTTTCAACATTTGACCATTTTTTTAATTGATATTCTCTAACTGCCTGTTTTTGTCGTTCTCTTATTTCTGGTTTATTTAATTCTTCTTGCATTTTTTTAACTTTATTTTGTTCTATATTTGTTTTTATTACCCAATCCGAATGTCGTTTTTTATTTTCTGGGTTTAAA